TTCGCGAGATTGAGGTCATGCAAAGGATTATGTTGAATGTATGTGATTAATGTTGCAACAAAATAAACCAGATGATTTTGTTTGTTCGACCGGAATATCTCATACCGTCAAAGATTTGGTTGAATATACTTTTAAGGCTTTAGACTTAGATTGATCTAAATATGTCGAATTAGACCAAAAATATTTAAGGCCAGAAGAATTAGAACATTTGAAAGGCGATTGCTCTAAAGCCAGAAATTTACTAGGATGGAAGCATAAATATACTTTTGAAGATCTTATTGACGAAATGATTAACGAGGAATTGAAGAAATATTAGAATTAATTAATTATTTATGAAGCTTAACGAAAAAAACATACAACAATCCATCTTTGATCATATATTAGAAAAGGGTCGAAGATGGATTATTCCTAATATTTATTTTTTTACAAATGAATCTGATATATTAGCAGAATTAATGTCCGGTTATTTAGAAGAATATGAAATTAAAATTTCAAAATCTGATTTTAAACATGATTTCAAAAAGAAGAAACATAAACTTTTTGAAAAATTAATGAAAAAAGATAAAAGAGTAAGAAAAAACAGCACACCAAACTATTTTAGTTTTGTTGTACCAAAGGATTTAATATCAATCGATGATGTTCCTGATTATGCAGGTTTATATTATGTTTGAGATAATCTTTATTTAGAACAAATTAAAAAACCAAAAATGTTACATAATAATAAGATTATGAATGAGAAGAAAAGAATCGAAATAAGTAGAAAATTCACATATAGATATTGAAAACGGCACTTATTAAGTTAAATTTATCGATATTTTTTATATATAAATATAACTTAATTACTATTTTCTAGGAATGATATGAAAAACTTAAAAAATAAAGCCGAAGATACTCTTTTAGAAAATTTAGAGTTACATGATAATAATCATAATAACTATATTCAAATTTTAGAACCTATTGATATTTCTTATAATTTTATTAAAACACTGCCAACTGAAACAGAAGTCTGTACAAGAATTATATTAGATTTAGATGGGAAGCCACAAAACAATTATTTTGGTAGATATTCTGAATATGAATGGGCCAGGTTTTTAATTAGTATTAAAAATAGTAATGGCAAATTAAATGAGCCTATATTAATTAGATTAGAAGAAAATGATATTGTTATAGAAGATGGAGCCCATAGATTAAAAGCCATTAAAATGTTAATAGAAAAGGGCTTAATATTCGAAGAAGAACAAAAGCCTATCCCTGTTGTTTTTAAAATCAGCCCTTGTTATAATTTTAGTAATTTAAATATCTTAATAAATTCATTATTAATAAATAATGAAATATGTAAAAACGATTATGTTAAATTTTTAAATCAATTAATATTATTAAGAGTAGAACACAAACAAAACTCGAAGCCTCTTTTGGAAGATGCTCACAGACAAGGCATTCGTGCGCCTGGTATGGTGTGAAAAACTGTACATCATAATTGAAGATCTTGAAATAAACGATTAAAAGATCCTGATAAAGCTATTCGTGGATTTGGTAAAGAATTGCATGATTACGAAATGGCAAAATTATGGGCAATGGGCAAAACTAGAGAAAGAGAAATTAAGCAAAAGCAACGCAAATCAAAATCCAAAAAGCCGCAACCATCCAAGGATTTTAATTTTGCTGCATTAGCTGCCGCTGAGAGAAAAAAAGAATTAAAAAAATCACCGGCATTACCGATTCCTAAAGGTTTGGACAGAGTAACCAATGATTTTAATAAAATTTGATTTGTTGCGGATTATGGCAGCTTAAATCCTGCGTTTAAAATTAATAAAAACGCCGACGCTTATATTATAAGAGATAAGAAATATATTTTAAAAAATAAGCTAAAAGAAATGAAATTATTTTCTGATTTAGAAAACGGTTTAAAAATATCATGAGGTCTAGATGTTAATTCAGGAAAAGTTCTCTATAATTTTGGATCAAATATAACATCGGACACAAGTGATTTGTTATCAAACGCGCACCCAATGCAAACAGCATTAAAAGCTGGTGCAGCTGCGATAGAGCAATCAATACAAAAGATTCCATCTAATATTCTAAGAGCTTCCGGCTTATTAGAAGGCAATTGAATTAATGGAGAAATTATATTTAAAGATATAAACTCGACGAATATAATAAAAATGAGTAATATTACGTCGGAAGATAATGAAATTAAAAATAGTTTAAAAATATTAAATGAAATGATGAAGTATATAGGATCTGTTGCGGCAACATCACAAGTAACAGGTTATGAAGGCGAAAATTTAAAAGATATCAAACATGTTGTATCTTTAAAAACATCAAATTGACAGTTTGAGACAGGGCAATTATCAAAAATTAATAAAAGTTCAAGTGATAATAATATAATAACTCAAATCGAAAGCCTAATATCTCAAGGAGATAATAGCTTATACAAGGCTATTGTAAATGAATTAGGTTTAAAAACCGAATTATCAAAAGTACAATGAGAAAAATTTGATAATGTTGAAGATTTTTTAAGTATTAAATCTGCTAAATTTAAATCAACGAGACGAAACAAAGGTTCAAATCCAAATGAGCCTTTTAACAAAATTTTTATTGTAAACAAAATAGAAAAAGCGTTAGATAGACTACAGGAATTATATTTAGAAAAATCTGAGCATACATACTTAATAAAGTTATCAGCGCATCAGTTATTGATTTTGAAAAAAAATATTGAAGAAGCAAATACGTTCATTGATTTAGCAAATGTATTTGCAATGACATTAAATTTAAAAAAAAGATAAAGGAAACGAAAAAATGCCAAGAAGAAGAATTAAACTTACACGAAATAAAACGGTTAATGCTCCTCAGCCCGTGAAACTTACAGATTTTTTAGCAGAAATTAGCGAAGAGATCGAGCCGGTTGCCGAACCAGTTATTGAGTCGGTTGTTGAAGAAATTGCCGAACCAGTTATTGAGTCGGTTGTTGAAGAAATTGCCGAACCAGTTATTGAAGAAGTTGCAAAAACTCCTAAGAAAAAATCTGGTCGTCCTAAAAAAAATAAGTAATTTCACAATTTAAAGTAGTATAATAAGCAATGGAAGCACTATTAGAATTAGCTTTTGATAATCGGAAATTTGATTCTTTTCCTTCAAATATTGAAAACTTTCATAAGCATATTAGTCTTATTGTAGAAACGTTTTGAAAGTCGCATGGCAATAAAGTTATATTATTACCTAGCAAGGCTTTAGCTATCGAAAATTTAAAAATAAAAATATCTACTGGTGATAATACAAATATTGCATACCGTGATTATTTTAACGAATTAATTATAAATACGATATTTGATATAGTAAAACCGCCAGTAGGATATTTATCTGGTATCTATAATAAGATATTTTATATGCCGCCATTTTTATATGATTTCGATGAATACAATTCAAAGAGTTTTTCTATATATTTTTCAAAATGATTAAATCAGGGTCAAACTGAAGAAAATTGGTTAATGTTAATAGGAACGATACCAACCCCAACTTTATATTTTGGGTTAACGAATATAATGTAGCGAGGAATAAATGCTAAAAAATGTTAATTTTTATGAAATATTAAATTGCAAACCCACTTCTACTTGAATAGAATTAAAAAAAGCTTATAGAGACTTAATCAAAGTTGCGCATCCGGATAAAGGCGGATCTGCGGCTTTTTTTAATTCTATAAGGGAAGCTAAAGAGATTCTATTAGATCAAAGTAAAAGATTAGATTATGATTTTTCTTTTACAAATGTTTCTGCTATATTAAATCATAAAAAAATTGGTGTGAATATTAATTTAAAACAAATTTTGGGCGAGGAGCCTTTACACTTAAAATATATTAGAAAGATTGCATGTGAGTGCAAAGGTATAGAAGAAAAATGTAAATATTGCCTTGGCACAGGAATCAGAGAAGATGAGGTTGAATTAAAGTTAGATGATGTATCCAGACAAAAAAATACATCAAAAGTAACGTTACCAGCAGGCGGAGATATAGATCGATACGGAAGACAGGCAGATTTACATGTAATTTTAAATTACGAACTGCCAATAGGATTTCATGTAGATTCAACTACTAAATGGTTTTTAGATTATAATTTTAAATTAAAAGATTATGAATTATTAGATTGTTTTGATTTTACAATTAAAAAGCTTATATTAAAAATTAAAGATCTAGGAAATTTGGAATTAGATACAAACGTATTTGATAAAAATAAAAAAGTCAAGATAAAGGATAGAATTAATGTTTATGTAAAAGTAGAAATAACAGATATTAATTTGTTATTAGAATCAAATTATTTAACAGAATTAACAAAACACAATTTATAAAGGAGACGATTATGCCAATCGATATGGACCTAATCAACAAAGAACTAGAAACATTAAATAATCAAGGCGGAAGTTCTAACCTAAAAGAGGTTAAGTTTGCGCCAAAGCCAGGAAAGACAAAGATTAGATTTGTGCCAAATAAATTTTCTGATCGCATGCCATTCATGCGTTTTAAGCATCATTATAATTTACAGCCAACTGTAACTTGCTTAGAAAATCAAGGCGAAGGGTGCCCTGTTTGCCAATATACAATTCAAATGTTCCGCGAAGCAAAGCGAGAAAATGATGAATCAAAGCGAGCATTGGCAAGAGAACTTATGGGATCAGAACGTTTTTATGCGCCTGTATTAGTTCGAGGTGAAGAAAAAATTCGAATTTTTGCGTTTAGTAAGACTGTTTACGAGAAGATTCTAGGATTCACTCAGGAATTGGGTGATATTACAGACCCTAATTCGGCGCCAGATTTTATTGTAGAAAAGACGCCGCCAGGAACTAATGGCCTAATTTATGGGAAAGTAGACGTAGTCTATGATGTCAAGACTTTGCAGAATCCTTTGCCACTTGCACCTTCGCAAGCAGAAATTGATGCAATTCTTGATACATGCCCAGATATCGCAACCTTATACAATAAGCCAACATCCAAGGAAGATGCAATTAAAGCTATGAAGACTTTTATTACATCTGATAATACTTCAGATGAGCAAAAAGAAGAAGATAAGGTAGCATCTATGCTCGAAGAAACTGCGCCTGCGCCTAAGAAGGAAGTGGCAACCCCACCTGCTCCGGCTGCGAGCGAAGAAACACCTAATATTGAAGATGAAATCGAAGATTTATTCAATAATTAAAGGTTGTTAATATGGCAAAAAAAAAGAAACAGATTGAAGAGAGCAAGTCTGCAGACTTGCTCTCGGATATCAAAGCAAATATCAACGAGCAAATGAATCGAACCGTAGCTTATAATATGAAGGAAGATGATCCGTTAGAAGTCAAACAATGATTTTCAACAGGGTCAACTTTAGTAGATCTTATTATGAGAGGAGAGCTAGGAGCGGAAGGTAATCGTGGTGGAGTGCCCGCAGGCAGAATTACTTTAATGAATGGCGAAAGTGGGGCTGGAAAAAGTTTGCTTGCCTGACATACTATTAAAGATGTTGTTGACAAAGGCGGTATAGCCATTTATATTGATACAGAAGGTGCGACTAATCTAGAATTTGCAGAAATGATTGGTGTCGATACATCTAAAATCGTTTTTATTCCAGATATTAATACAATAGAAGAAACTTTTAGAATTGTAGAAATATTTTTAAATAATCTTGCGGCGTCCAAAGATCCAGACAGATTTGGTTGTATTGTTATAGATAGTGTGACAGCTTTATCTACCGAAGATGAAGACGCTGATGATTTCGGCGGAAGGCAATATCCCACAAAAGCAAGACTAATGTCGAAAGGCATGAGAAAACTTCAAGTCGCAATCAGTAAATTTAATCTTTCTTTAATTCTTTTAAATCAGCTCAGAACGGATATCAATTCGAATTCTTTCTTGGGCGACGGTTTTATCATTCCAACAGGCACTGCGCAAATATTTCACGCTTCTGCTTCTTTAAGGCTTTATAAAAGCACTAAGATGAAAAAAAGTACAGGTGGTGATATTATTGGTCAAACAATAAGAATAAAAACTGAAAAAACCCGCTTTACAAGACCTTTGCAAGAGGTAAAAATTCCATTACATTTCGAATACGGCATTCAAGATAATATTTCGATTTTTGATTTTTTAGTAAAAGAAAAATTAATTGCAAGCGCAGGCGCTTATAAAAAAATCTTAAATTGAGAAAATAAAGAGGGTTGTAATGACAAAGGTGTCTTATCTTTTAGAGGATCAGAATGGCCAAAACTGTTTAAAGATAATAAAGATGTAAAGCAATGAGCTTTGAGGTCCGTCACGGACGTCTTAGGTAGGCCCAGCGAGGAATGGTATCCGACCGATGAAGTAACAGAAGTTGTTAAAGTCGTTAAAAAAAGCATCGAAGAAAATATCGAAAAAGCAAAATTAATAGAAGAGGCCATTGATGAATCTTAATTTATATAAATGTTATATGCATCCTAATAGTTTTTCAGAAATTTATGTTATAGCAACTAACGTTTTGGAAGCCGAGCAAGAAGCTATTAATGAAATTATATTAAATGGCAAAGGCGCTTTAACTAATTTATATTGTTATAGAGTTGATTTATTGGCAACTTCCGTTAAAGATTCATCATTGCGCAAGTTAGTTTTTGCAAGTACCAGAGATGTTGGTGATCAGTTAAGAATAGCGCAAAAGAGATATAATATTAATGAAAAATAGAATTTTGATAATCGACGGCCCAAATGTTGCTTTAAAGTACATTGCTTTAAAATCAAAAATCAATGTAGAAGTTTCAATTTTAAAACAAATAGCATTTTTTTATCAAAAATTTAAGCCAGATGAAGTTTATATTTGTTGAGAGGGTGAAAATAGCAGAAAACCCAGACAAAATATTTTAAAAGAGTATAAAGCTAATAGGCATAAAATCTCAAACCAAAGAAATGCTATGAAAAAAGCAAACAATATGGATATGGGAGATATTGAACAGCAAATTACTTTATTTAAAACAAAATTATTTAAAAATCTGCCAATCCATCAACTTTTTATAAACAATTTAGAAGCCGACGACGTTATAGCAAATTTAACAAGAATTCATAATGAAGATAATATTATAATAATTTCGGCGGATGCCGATTTTTATCAGCTTTTATCCGATAATGTTATAATTTATAATCATTTAAAAAAAAATTATGTAACCTTAAAAGATATTTCAAAAGAAATAGCAAATCCATTTAATTTCATTTGACAAAAAGCTATCGTAGGAGATAAAAGTGATAATATAGATGGAATTAAAGGTTTAGGCATTAAAACTTTTCAAAAGATATTTGTTGATCATTTGCATAAAGAAGAAAAATGAAAGCCAAATTTAATTAAAGAAATTTTAATTAAAAATGGCAAAGAAGAATTTATTAATGATATTTTAAAAAATTTTAGAGTCATTCAACTATTCATACCTTTGCACGCATTAGCTTCATTAGAAGTAAAAGCTTTTTGTGAAGCTAATGGAAAATATAAATTTGATAATGAAGAAATTATAAAGTATTTTAAGACGTTTAATAATTTTGATTTTACAAAAAATAATCTTAAATTAATTTTAATACCTTTTGCTGAATTTATGGTTAGAAAAACTTTTGGGAGAAAATAAATGACAGTTGTTTCATTATCAGAATATGGAAAAGATTTTCAAACAAAATTAATTTCATTATTAATTGAAGACACGCATTTTTTCCTTTCTATTTTTGAAATCTTAAAAGAAGAATTTTTTGTAGATAAGATGTTCAGATCTGTTTATAAATTGCTTCTCATGCATTTTACAAAATATGAAAAATTACCAACATATGATAATTTAAGCACCTACGTTAAGTTAGTAAAAGACGTCGATATACAAAATCTTTTATACAAAACTATAAATTCAATAGAAGCCTCGAATAATGCAGATGCAGATTTTGTAAAAGATACCGCTTTTACTTTTTGCAAGCATCAAAAAATTAAAGAATCTTTAATTAAAATGGCCGGACATTTAAAATCTGAGCAATTTGATAGTATTGAAAATGAAATGATGGATGTTGTTAAAAAAGTAAATACAGATGTCGAAGATCACGATTATTGATCCGAATTTGATGATAGAGCGGAAAATGTACGATACAATGTTGTTTCTACTGGCTGACCAACTATTGACGAAGAAATGCAAGGCGGATTGGCTGGTAACGAGTTAGGGGTAATTATTGGTGGGCCAGGTGCTGGTAAAAGCATGGTTTTAGTCCATTTAGGCGCGGCCGCAGTAAAGGCTGGTAAAAACATTGTTCATATTACTTTAGAACTTGGAAAAAGATCGGTCGGTACTCGCTATGATTCTTGGTTTACAAAATATCCCATCGATAAAATTCCTTTTTTTAGAAGCGATGTTAAAGAAAAGTTAATGTCTATGAGAGAAGGCATGGGAAGCTTAAAAATTCAAGAATATCCAACAAAATCTGCAAGTATTCTTAAATTAAAAGCTTATGTAAATAAATTAAAAGCAACCGGTTTCAAAGCGGATATGATAATTATTGATTATGCCGATCTATTAAGGCCTTCTGGCAATAATAATTGAGAAAAGCGATTACAATTAGAAGAAGTTTACGAGGATCTGCGTGGATGAGCTGGCGAATTACAGATTCCAATTTGAACGGCCAGCCAGAGTAATAGAAGCAGTGTTTCTAATGATTATATTGGAATAGAAGATATTGCCGAAAGTTTTAATAAAGTTATGATTTCAGATGTTATTGTTACACTGGCAAGACGCATTGATCAACGATTGGAAAATCAAGGAACAATGTTTATTGCAAAGAATCGAGCGGGACGTGATGGATTATTATATCCAGTATATATGGACACATCTATTGTTGAAATAAAAGTTAATACAATGGATATTAATTCAACAAAAGATATTTTATCAGGAACATACCAAAAAAACGCAAAAATTAATGGAAAACAAAAGGAAGATCATGTGTCAAAAATTGACGAACTTTTTAATTAATTTTTAAGGAGGGCTTGTGAAAAAGTATAAAGTAGAATTAATTTCAGAAAATTTAAGGAAAGTAAAGAAAAGTTTTAGTAAATTTGATGATTTTATGGCTAAGTGCACAGATGCAATAGTAGCGATGCAGGAAACAGATGAATTATTTTTAATAAAAATGAATAACTCAACGGGCGTTGTTTATAAGACAGAAAAGAGTAAATGAGAAATGGTATCAATTCCATTAGTAAAGAGACGATTCAGAAAAAATGAACAAATGTTAACTAGAATAAACAAATTAGTAAAATTAGGAGAGTAAAAATGGAACAGAATTACGAATATTACGAAGTACGAGTAGAATTTCAAATTGAAATTGAAAAGCCAAATGGCGAAGTTGCTATTAAGAAACAAAAAGAAGCTTATTTAACTCACGCTCTAAGTTGTACAGAAGCAGAAGTAAATATTATTAATAGCTTGAAGAACCCAAATATTGAATTTGAAGTAACAAGTGTCAAGCAGACAAAGTTTATTGATGTACTTAAAGAAGAAGATGTAAAAGAACTATCAAATGAATAAAGATCCGCTCTATGTTAATAACGATATGCATGTTCGCGACGATGGTCAATGAATAAATAATTCGGGAATGTGCGTTGTCAAATCAACGTATTCAGATGATACTAATTTAACAATTTTTGGTTTTGAATTTAAACCAGAGAAAGATATAACTAGTTATGAATTAGCATTGATTTGAAAAATGACAACAATAATATCTTTTAATCATTTTTATGATGAAGGTTCTATTAAAGATTATTTAGAAAAGCATAATTTAATTAGACATTTTATAAAGGAATAATATATGAAAATTTGTGTAGATTTTGATGGCACGATTGTACAGCATAAGTATCCATTTGTAGGAGAAGATATTGGTGCTTTTAAATGGCTTAAGTCTTGGCAGGAAGCAGGCGCGAGCTTAATTTTATTCACAATGAGAAGCGGAGAAGCTTTACAAGAAGCAGTAGATTATTGCGAAGAAAATGGAATTAAGTTTTATGGCATTAATACTAATCCAAGACAAAGCGAATGGACAACAAGCCCCAAAGTATTTGCACAGCTTTATGTCGATGATGCAGCTTTTGGAACTCCATTGATCCATTCCCAAGAGACGAGACCTTTTGTGGATTGGAGTATTGTTGGGCCAGAAGTATTAAAAATAATTGAGAAAAATGTTTAAAGATTTTATAAATAATAAAAACGAATTATATACAAATTTCATGTTACATTTTTCAAATCATTTTTCAAATGTTTTATACTTTTTTGCATTAAAATATTTCTTTTTGAATGGTGGAATTTTGACAGATGAAATGAAAAAAGAAACGCCGGGCGTATTTATGGATAAGGTTAATCTACCGACCCCGGCATTTCTTTTTGTTTTTAATAATTTAACATCCTATATTACTAATAATCCTGATATAGATCAATGACAAGAAAACTTATATGATCAAATTGCAGAAAGCGCGATTAAAGAATATCAATTATTTAAGCAGACAGGAAAATTATAATGTATAACTTAACCAAAGCAGAGTTGAAAGACTTTATAAAAGAAGAAATTATTAGAATAGAACTTATAAATTTAAATGAAGGCCCATATGTTTTTAAGCAGGAAATACTCGATAAAAAAACAACCGATGTTAATTTGAAAGACCCTATTAAAATAACTTTACAAATAAGCTCTATTGATCACAATTTAGCGAAAGTAATCAAAAAAGCTATTTCTTATAATAGAATCGTTAAAGTCAATAAAAATATTTATAAAATTACAAATAGAAATTTTGGAGGCATTTGTTTTGCTTTAAAAGACGATCGAATTGTTGGAGCAACAAACATGAAAGCAATTAATTATTTTAATAAATCATATTTGCAGCCCATTTATACAGAAAAATTTGAAAGGCTCTATCCTGATTTAATGCTAGAACTTTATTTGGCTATATCTAATAGAACAGGTGTACCAATTATTACGGATTCCGAACAAACTGAACAAGCAACTTCTGTATGAAAAAAATGATTAAACGATCCCAAAAAATATGGGTTAGAAATCGAAACTGTATCTTTGAATGGCAAAAATATAGAAAATCCATTTGGCGATAGCAAGGAACACTTTAAATACCTTGTATCAATGAAATCTATAAACGCAAAATTTTAGAAGAAAAAGAAGAAGCTTGCGATTGTAGATTTGATACAAGATACAGATAAAACTTTAAGGCCTTTAATTAGGCCTTTTTATTTACAATTAAATTTCTTATATTTAATTAAAATAATGTTATTAAAGGAGCTAAAATGATAGAAAAAATAAATTATGTAAACTTGCATAGCCACAGTCAATTTTCACTGCTCGATTCACACGTTGACTACCAAGATTATATTAATACTATTAAAAAAGAAAGTATGGAGCCATATCTAAGTATGACGGAGCATGGCTACATGGGCTCAACCGTCAATTTTCTTGAAACTTGCAAAGAAAATGATGTGAATAGTATTGTTGGTAACGAGATTTATATGACAACAGAAAAAGAATTAAAAAAATGGCAAAATAAAGATATTAAACAACCTTCTAGGTATCATTTAGTTTTATTAGCAAAGAATAAAAAAGGTTATAAAGAACTTGTTAGAATTAATAATATAGCAATTAAGCGTAAGCAAGTATTTGTTAGTAGAATTAAACGTTGGTATGTTTTAATAACTCCTGATATTATTGAAGAAGTTAATCCTAAAAATTTAATTGCATTAAATGCGTGTTTAGGTTCATACGCTTTTGCCCCAGCATTATTTGATAATAATTTAAAAGAAACAAAATTAAGAGTAGACTGGCTAAGAAAAACGTTCGGGCAAGACTATTATTTTGAGTTTCAAACGCTAAATCATCCAAAACAAAGGCTTATGAATGAATTACAAGTAAAGTTTATGAATCAGTATAAAGACCAAAAGGCCGTAGTTACAAGCGATAGTCATTATATTGATAAAGAAGACTCTTATTTAAGAGATATCACAATGGCCGCAAATTGGAAGGTTGCGCTAAAACAATTTAATATTATTAATAGTAAAAGAAATAGTTCTGAAGAACAAGTTGATATTTATTTTAAAACAAATAAGACTTTATTAGAAACTTATTATGAAAACGGGCATAATGAAATTATTCCCGAAGATATATTTGAAAATGCATGCAAAACAACAATTGATATTGCACATAGTATTACAAAATTTTCATTAAAAGCAAAGCAAGAACTAAATACAATGAAGCAATATTTTGATGAAGATATTGATGAACAATTAAAACAAGAATGCTTAAAAGGTTTTAAAAAGTTTTATCATACGTTTGATAATCCAAAAAAATATGCAGATAGATTAAAAAACGAACTTGAAATTATTAAAAATAAAAATTTTGCGGCGTACTTTCTTGTTGTCCAACGTGTATTACAAACCATGAGAGAAAAGAATGTATATCACGGCCCTGGTCGAGGCTCAGGCGGTAGCTTCTTAACAAATTATTTATTAGAAATTACAACGGCAGACCCGATTAAAACAGGCTTTCTTTCTTCCAGGTTTCTCGATGAGACCCGCTTGGATGCGCCAGATATCGATGTAGATGTAATGGATCGCAAAACAACGATTAATATTATTAAAGAGCTATTTCCAAATCATGATGCCGTGCTTATCTCAAACAAAGGCATGCTGCATACAAAGAGCTTGATTAAGACGGTTTGGCGGGTTTTAGATATAGAATACCCTAACGTAGGTAAAAGTTCCTTAAACTCGGCCGAAACAATCTCTAAACACATCGATGCTAATTATAATCTTTTGAGTGTAACGATCCATGACATTTTAGAGGATAAATATTTTAAACAAATAATTGATGATTGGCAAATCAACGTCGGTGATGAAAAAGATTTGGATTTAAAAACTATTTTATTAAAATTAAATGGTAATTTAAATTTTCTTTCTGTTCATGCTGGCGGTGTTTTATTATTAGACAAAAATGATGAAATTGTTCCGTTCATTCCATTAATAGGAAATGATATTGCAGATTTTGCATCAGCTTATTCTGAAAGTGGCAGCTTAACCGAATTAGAATCAATTGGTAAAATTAAATTTGATTTCTTAGGATTGGCAAATTTAAGGCAGCTGCATGAAGTTATTGATAGAGCGGCAGAAGATTTTGATAATGATAAAAATGAATTTTATAATAAGATTCATCCGTCGAACATCAATTTCAATGACCAACACGTATTTGAAAATTTTCGCCAAGGTTATACAGAGGGGATCTTTCAGTTTAATTCATCTGGTATGACAAAGATTTTAAAAGATCTTAAGGTAGAAAGTTTATTCGAATTATCTATTTGTAACGCATTATACAGGCCTGGCCCGTTAGGTTTCGGACTTCACGAAAAAGTTATTAAAAATAAATTTAATCCTAATGATATTGGGAAAGAGTTCGATAAAAATATTTGGGATATTATCGGTCCGCATATGGATAAAAGTTATGGCATTTTCGTATATGAAGAAACTGTGATGAAAATC